TCATGGATGCACGGGCAGGAGGGTTAATCCTAGAATCATGTCACTCCTAAAACGCATATTCCTATGCAAACTACTCAGATGGCACAACCCAACAACAATAACACGCCCAGACTACACAACAGAAACATGGTGCATAGACTGCAACAAACGCCTAGACAAACCAAAGAATAGGAGATGATTATGACGCCCTACTGCACACCAGTAGATTATTCGGGGTAGGCGATGAAATGAGCACCCCATCGAATAATTTAAAAGAAACAAACGACATAGATACAACCCTCAAGCCGTTACGCGAGAACGGTAGGATTGCCACCGCCTGCAAAGTTAGTGGCATAATATTGGGGCGGTAGCGCCCCCCGCTACCACCTCTCAATTTTCTCCATTTTGACCCAGACACTTCCAACAACAGGTTCTTCAACCTCCTTCACCGAAGCAGCTGTCATATGCGCTGCCGGAGGCGGTCAGGTCATGGAAAAGAAAACAAAATAAGAGATGTCACTAAATGCCCCCAGCCGTCCCCTATATGACATATGTTAGACGCTATCATGTAGCACAAGACATCCTAAACAAAAAGAGAGCTCCAATAAAATATTTAGCAAAAAAGTATGAATGCTCAGAACGTACAATCAAACGAGACATCGCATGGATACGAAACCAAACAGACCTCCCATCAATACAAGCGATAGTAGCAGATAAAGTAGTAGGGGCCCTAGAATACGTTGACCCAAAAGAAGACAAAAAATTCATCCTTGCCACTGGTCTTCCGTTTCTGGCTAGAGGACTCCCACAGAAGACTGAGTTGACAGAAACAATTAGAGAAATCAAAATATTGTGGTTAAAAGATGAGCATAACCCTTCAGATTAAATATAGCCCACATGGGGGGCAACGTCAATTCCACGACAGCACAGCAAGATTCCGCATATTATCATGTGGTAGAAGATGGGGCAAAACCATATCTGGAGCAAACGAGTTCATCAAGCAAATAATCCAAGCAGGACCTGAAGCAGTAGGCTTTGCAGTAGCACCAACATTCTGGCATACACAGAAACAATGGAAAGAATTTTTCAGATACTGCCCCAAACAAATAATAGTAAATGTGAACAGAGCAGAACATAAAATCACTCTACTTGGCAAACGTGAAGTATGGTTTAGATCAGCAGACAACCCAGACAGCCTTCGATCAGAAGGAATAGACATTCTCTGGCTTGACGAAGGAGGACAAGTCAAAAAAGAAGCATGGGACCTCGCCTTAAGACCCGCTTTAATCGACAAGAAAGGCAAAGGAATATTCACAGGCACACCAAAAGGCAAAAACTGGTACTTCCAACTCTGGACCAGAGGACAAGACAAAACCCAACCTGACTACAAAAGCTGGTCATTCTCAAGCCAAACCAACCCATACATCGACCCCAAAGAAATAGAAGAATTCGCAAGAGACATGCCAGAACTCGCATACCGACAGGAAATCATGGCAGAGTTCCTAGACGATGTGGGCAGCGTATTCCGCAATGTCAGAGAATGCATCCAAGGCGAACTAGAGGAACCAACACCAACAAAATACTATTACATGGGAGTAGACCTAGCCAAACACACAGACTTCACAGTAATATGCGTCATGGACCAGAACGCCCACCTCTGCGCCTTCGAAAGATTCCATCAGATAGACTGGGTATTCCAAGAGAAACGAATCGTCAACATCGCCAACAAATACAAAGCAACCGTACTCATAGACAGCACAGGCGTAGGCGACCCTATATACGACCAATTACGCAGACAAAACATACGAGTTAACGGTTACAAATTCACCACCGCCTCAAAACAGGACCTCATCGAAAACCTGTCAATCCACATAGACAACCGAGAACTAAGCTACCCAGACATTCCAGTGCTAATCAACGAACTACAACTATTCGGCTACACCATAAGCCCCGGAGGAACAATCCATTATAATGCGCCAGAAAACTACCATGACGACTGCGTTATCGCCTTAGCATTAGCCGCATGGCAAGCATGCAAACCATTCAACATGGATGTTGGAACGGGAAAAATACCTTGGTAAAATTTAAGGCAGGACCCTTCAAACTCTCATTTCGAGAACCCGCACTAGAAGCTGAGCATGCAAATTATTACAAGAAAGAATCAGACAAAGGAGACACCACAGGTTCACGCCAATGGACAGACCGCCAGCCACACCCCAACAACATGAACAACTATGACAAATGGGCAAACGATCCAGAAGCAAACATAGCATTCAACGTGTTAACCGACATTATCTCTGGAGTCGGCTACTACACGGAGATGGAAGAAGGAGTAAACGAGGAACACAAAAACAAGGAAATCATAGACGAATACGGCCAAACAGTCAACTTGGATGAGGACCTACAGGAAATCGTCATGGCAATGCTGCAGAAGGGCTTCTGCCCCGTGGAGCGCCTAAGCGACTATGACCTGAAGATATTACCTCCAGAAACATTCTACATTCACCAGAACAAGAAAGGCAAAGTACTAAAATACACCCAAGAATACAGCGCAAACGATGTTGTGGCTGAGTGGAAAGGCAAGGACATGGAAGACATCATTCTATTCTTTCATCGCAGAACCACATCTTGGCCCTACGGCAAAAGCCTCGTTGAACCCATAGGAACCCTGCTTGATGAAAGAACACAGATGAATGAGGACATGCCAAAGGCGATTCACCGCTGGGCATATCCAATCCCCTTCATAAGCACAAGAGGACCAAAAGCCTCCATTCAAACAGCATGCGAAGACCGTGATGTAGACGAAGCAATTTACATTGGAAACTCTGAACCAGACGACTGGAAACTTGAAACTCTAAGCATCGACCCACAAGCCCGCTTTATCCCCTACATAGAACTCATTTACTACCAAATCTGCGAAGGACTACATGCCCCTCTCCTTCTTTACCTGAAGAATGCCACTGAAGCTTCTGCCACTGTTATGATGGAGTCAGTAGACCGCCTCGTCAACGGCATACAACGCTACGTTAAGCGAAGAGTCGAAAAATACCTGTTCGAACCGCAGGTGGGCGATCCTGTGCCACATCTAATTTGGGGTCAACCCAAAACTGGGCTAGAAGATATAGCTTTAGCCGATATTGCGGCGATATACCCGCATTTAGCTCCTAACCAGGGACTAGGTTTGCTTAAACAGTTCGGTATTCAACTGCCTGAACCAGAATGGCCCAAACAGCCACAGTTGCCTATGCAGCCATTCCAGAAGCAACCGCAGGTTCCGGTGGAGCAAGTTCTTGAACGCCTAAACGATTTGGGTACTAGCTTAACCGTGATTGAAACAAACTACACTGAGAAACGGCTTAGATTAACTGAGGCTATGAGAATGGCGGACAAGACTATTACAGTGTACATGAAGCGTGCCTATCCTGAAGGATGGAAAAACCATCGGGACAACAAGTTTCAGGAGTTTGCAAGAAAGCTCATAGGAGAACAAAAGGGGAAGGAAACATTCAATGTCACAGTTGGTTAAAGAAGTTGTGGCTGCCGTAATTGCAGTCAGAGAGGCAAAACAGCGCATCTTCATAGGCGGAGCCACATTCTACAGCGTAAACGACATCTGGCTCTACATAGAAATAAGCGACGACAAACTATGTGATGTCTGCCACGCAAACGCGCACATGGAAGGGGGCGAATACAAGGGCAACCGCATACGAGGCTTCTTTCCATACCATGAAATCTTAGACATCAACACCATCAAAGTGAATCAGCATCCGCACTGCAGATGCATAATGGTGCGGAAGCATCCTATATTAGAAACACATGAGAATATTACTTTTTGGTAATAAATGAGAGAGTGAAGAAATGAGAATAGGCTTGCCTAAAGACAAAAGACGCTTCCTCCGACCCACATCCGCACAGAAGAAGGAACCAAGCGTCACCAGGGACATTCCAGAGGACAAGGCAAAGTGGACCCGATGTCACGGCTGCGGAATGCCTATTAAGGGTCATAAGTGGCGTGTTGCTCCGGGAGTGTATGAGTGCTTCAGATGCCACAACGAATGATTATCTTGAGAAT